TGACTTTCTCGTTTCTGGAAACTGCAGAAGAAACGTTAACCTTTATGCCCGGCAAAGTGAAATATATGTCGTTTTCTGACTTTGTGCAGGAAGGGAAATGGACTACTAGTGGATCTAGTAGTAAAGGCCGAGTTGAGTGGCAACTTGGGGAAGAAAAGGGACACTTCAAGTCAAGGAAGAACTTGAGTACTGATGTGCTGGACCTGAAACAATTGGAGACTGATTGCCTGGAGAGTAAGGGACAGGTTAATATCAGTATAGTTAAGAGTGAACTTGGTAAGTGCAGAATAGCCGTAGCAAGTGACTTGGAACACTACTTAATGATGACATGGATTAATAATTTTCTACATGGTGGCTATGCTGAATGGGAAGGTAGCACCATTGATGAAGATAGTAACTCGCAGACGAACAGGATGATTGAGATGATGCGAACTTGTGCTCACCATTACGGACTACCTTTTGATTATTTGGGGTTTGATCATCAACCGACGACCGATGAAATTAAAATTATATTAAGGATAATCTTCAAGGCTGCTAGACATAATATTCCTGCCTCAGGGTTAAAGGAATTTGAATTGATAACTAATAAGATACTAGATTCATTTGATAACGCCGTGTTGAATACAACACAAGATAAAGAGAGCTTCAAGGTGACTGGAGGCGTTATGAGTGGACTGAGATGGACCAGTTTGCTTGGGAATGCGTGGAATACAGTTATGACAAACATGGTGCTTAAGTGGTGCTCTAAGATTGGAGTGGACACCACTCAAATTATACGATGGATACGGGGTGATGATTCGGCTATATATGTGCCAACATATAGCACGGCCCTTCTAATACGCCATCTCTACAGTGGATTGCATGTGCTGTGTGACGATAATAAATTTGGAATTACCTACCAGGAAATGGAATTCCTGCGAACATGGTACAGTCAGGATAGGGTTTATGGTTATGCATCAAGACTTCTGCCTGGCTGGTTGCAACGTAAACCATGGAGCTCGAGCAAATGGAATGCGAATGATGTGATGGGTACACTTTTTGAATTAACTGCTAGTTTGAAGCGAAGAGGCTGCTCGATAAAAAAGATTGATCTAATATGGGAAGTGACTAAGGATATTTGGAGTGAAAAAAGTGGGATAAATAAATATGCTTTACAAGTTCCAACCGCTTGCGGTGGCTTGGGGATAGAACCATGGGATGGGAAATTTCGGTTAAAATATCCTCTACCAAGTAGCGACATTGCTGGACTTAAAGTTCTAAACCATACCATGTGGAGGGCTGGAAAAATACAAA